AGATCGCCGAGGTTCGCGCGTCGCGGTTCGTGGACACGGACGTAACCATTGGGACGACCTATTACTATTGGCTGACCGCTTACGATTCGGTTGAGAACGTCAGCGGCTTTACGAGCTACGTGCAGGCCACTCCGTCGGTCATCACGGCTGGACCGATTGATCCGACTGCGCCGGCCACGCCGAACGCGCCGACGCTGATCAGCACCACGTTCTACGTATCGACAGACGGAACAAGCTTGGCAGGCGTCTCACTGACGGCGCCACCCTTGCCGTCTGGCGCGGTCGCTCTGGACGTGCTTTATCGTCGCACAGGCGCAACCGATTTCATCATTGGAAATCAAATCACATCCGCAATTTCCTATGCCGTCAGCATCGACGATCTTTCTGTTGGCGAGTCTTACCAATTCGCAGCGCGAGGGATTTCGTTTTCTGGAGCGTTGTCGCCGGTTTCTTCGCTGCTCACTCAGGCCGCGCCGAGCAATACGACGCCTCCGGCCGCGCCAACTGGTGCGACGATTTCAAGAGATGGAGTCAAACCAAAGTATTTTCCCGGCACCAAAGTCTTTTTGTTTGGAACTCGCGTCGGCTGGTCGCCCAACGCCGAAAAAGATTTCAGTCATTTCGAAGTTAAAGCAACGCTCACCAATTCGGATGCTGCAACAGATTTTACTTGGACGCCGTATGACGGAGTGAACAATTTTGTGACGACAAGCGGGACGGAAACATTCCTATACAACGCCTTGCTTCAAGCAGGATTCGTGCGGATAAGAGCGGTGAACAGATCGGGAGTTCAATCGGCTTGGACCTCGGTCGGAAATGCAAACGCATCGGGCAACTCTGCTATCGGCACCGGCGACGTTTCTGCGCAGGATTCCAACGACGTGAGCACGACCGGCATCAAGACCGGTGGCGGCGCGAGCACTCGGCAGATCAACGTGATTTTCTCCGAATCGGTCGTTGCTACCTTAGCCGGCGGTGCGGCGTCGGAAACTTTTGAGACATCGCTGACCAATCGCGGATTCAGCGCGAAGCCCGACATCGGGATTGCGCAGTGCGCATCGGACGGCAACATCTCGGCCGCTTACGATTTCGACGCAGCGGGCAACAGCAGCGTGACCGCAGTCATTCGCGTCTCGACAATCGACGGCTCAAACATCAGCGCAGGCAATTACCGTTTTAGCGTCGAGTTCACCGACTTCACCTAACTTTATGGCCTTTCAAAAAACCATCACCCTCGCCAGCGGAGTCTCGGGAAATTACACGCGGCTCATTACCTACCGCTGGGATCGTTCCACGCGCGAGGCCGTCGCGTTGTTTGCGCTCTACCTCGACGCGCAGGCCGCGCAGTCAGGCAAGCACGCGCTCACTCCGTTCATCGCCAAGCTCCGCCTCGACGGGGCAAAGTTCGACCTCTACCTCGGCAACGCGGTGCTGAGCGAGCACGCGGCGATTGCGCAGCTTTACGCAGCGGCGAAGGCCGAGCCGGTCTCGTGCGACTTTGGATCAAATGTCTTCGCCGACGCCGTTGACGCGTAGTGATTCCGCGCTGAGTCTGTTTTTTCTTCAGACGTAAGCCGTTGACTATCAACGCGCACGGATTGCGTGCGATACTTCGCGCACATTTGGCTTCACATCGTCGGGCGGATGTGTAGGGTTTTGCTCATGCCAGCCGAAGCGATTTAACGCCGAGGCGCGCAATCAAAAATGACATCCCAATCCGCACTCACCCACGCGCTGATCCTCGCGATCACCGCGCCCGACCAAGCACGCGCCGACCGCGCAATCGCTCTCGCCGAATCTATCGGTGCGGGCTGCACGAAGCGCCAAATCGAACAAGCGAAGCGTAACGCGGCCAAACTCACCAAATGAAATCAATCGCCCTACAAATTCGCCTCGCTCGCCCAGACATCACGCCCCGTGACGCTCTCGCCATTGCCAGACTTCCACGCGCCCGCGTTAATCATCTCCGCAGTTACGGACTGCTCAACCGTGGCGAGGTCGCACTAACAATCCGCAAGCTCCGCGCACTTGGAGAAATCTTATCATGAAACGCGCGCTCCTCCTGCTCGCGCTCTGCGCTACGGCTCACGCGGCGCCACCAGACTCGTTCTGGCGGGCGATCCACCTCGTAGAGACATCGGGACGCACCGGTCCGATACTTGGCGACGGTGGTAAGGCGCTGGGACCGCTCCAGATTCACAAAAGCTACCACACGGACAGCCGCGTAGCCGGGGATTACTCGCGGGTGGCGGACTTGGCTTATTCCAAGCGCGTCGCGACCGCCTACCTCAAGCGTCACGCGCCCGAGGCATGGGCCAAGGGCGACGTCGAGACGCTGGCTCGCGTGCACAACGGCGGACCACGCGGCCACCTCAAGCAGGCGACAAAAGGCTACGGCGTGCGGGTCAAGGCACTTTCCAAAAAATGAACTCACTCGACCAATCCAGCACCCTTGCGCCGACTCCTCGCACGGATGCCTCAGAACGAAAAATGTATGAGACGAGACCTCATGATTACTATGTCGAGCAAGCACGCATAAAACTTGCGAGAGAACTCGAACGTGAAAGCGATTGTTACCGAAAAACTCTTGAAGAAATCGCCAACGCAAAGGGCTTCGAAAACGTAGGAAACTGGGCTCGAAACAAAGCCAAGGCTGCACTCTCCAAAAAATGACCACCGATCAACCCACACCGCGCACCACCGCCACGCCGCGCACGGACGCGGCACTCTATCCAATGAACGGGGTGGACATTGTTTGGCCTGAGTTCGCCCGCATCCTCGAAACCGAGCTGGCCGAAACCGAACGCCTGCGCTTTGGTGCCGATGCGGACCGCCGCCGCCTCCGCGCTGAGGTGGAGCGGTGGAAAACCGTTGCCGCCGAGATGTCGCAGGAGCGCGAGCACAACGCCAACGAAGCGAGTCGCCTCCGCGCTGAGGTGGAGCAACTTAATCTGGAGCTTGAGGCCAATAAACTAAAGGGCGGCGGTTGTCAGTGTTCCGACGACGAGGCTTGTGCCCACGTCCGCCGCGCCGAGAAAGCCGAGGCCGAACTCGCCGAGTGGTCCGTGCTCAAAGGCTGGGGCGGCACGCCCGAAATCATTCACCAGTTTATCAAGGGCCAGCAGCACCGCATTCACTACTGCCAAAACCTTGAGGCCGAACTCGCCACCGAACGGGCGCGGCTGGATTGGCTCGAAGCCAACCCCGAAGCCGTCAAGGCATCGTCGGTCTTCAAATCTTCGTTTGGCCGCAAGGTTTGGTGGTATTCGGGGGGCGGCAACTACGACACGGCACGCGCCGCCATCGACGCGTCGATGAAAAACGAATCCAACACTCCATGACAACCGAACAACACACCGAACTCCTCACCGAGCTGCGCGCCATTCGCGCCGCTCTCGAAAAGCCGAAGCCGATGCTCAGCCTGACGACTGCAAGCGCAACGACCGCGACGCCGGACAGTCTGCCGCTCCCAGCAATTGCAATCGCGGACGCCGGCAGCGTGCAGGTCCACTTCGGGAAAAACACTGGGACGCCGCTCAGCTCGCTGACCGACAAGCAGCTGCTCTGGTATGGAGCAGACCGACCAGAGCAGTTGAAGAAAGACGGCACACCGTTTTCGCCGCGCGAGGCCGACGTGCTATTGAAAAACGCGTGCCGCACCTTGTGGCATCAGCGCAAGAGCGGCGCGCAAATCGCGCTCACGACGCAGCCGGCAGACGACGGCGAGAACGTGCCGTTCTAAAACTTCTCGGCGGTTCCGAGCATAAACCCAACCCTACGACGCCGCTGGTGGCGGTGCGAAAATACGCCAGCAACTATTTCCCGAAACGGAAAACCCTCCGGCCAACGACGACCGGAGGGCAACACACGAAACACACACACGATACACTAACATGGACAACGTAAAAACAAACGAGATCGCGGTCGCAGAGACCGCCACGAAAGCGCCGATTCAGTTCGGCCAACACGGCGTGCAACTTCAAAGCATCGACGAGGCTTTCCGGTTCGCTCGGGCGGTCGTCGCCTCGGGCTGGGCACCGAAGGGAATGGAAAAGCCGGAGTCGGTAATGATCGCCATCCAGTTCGGCATGGAGATCGGGCTGACGCCGATGGCCGCGCTCCAAAACATGGCCGTCATCAACGGCAGGCCGGCCATCTACGGCGACGCGGCGCTTGCGCTGGTTCGCTCCAGCGGCCAGCTCGTCTCCTACAAAGAGACCGAAGTCGGCGAGCCGGGCAAGGACAGCCACGGCTTCACCGTCACGGTGCAGCGCCGGGGATTCGACGCAGCCAGCGAGACGTTCACGATGGGCGACGCGAAGGCTGCGAAGCTCTGGGGCAAGGCCGGGCCATGGACCGACTATCCCAAGCGGATGTGCAAATTCCGGGCACGCGGCTTCCTTCTCCGCGACCAGTTCGGCGACATTCTCAAGGGACTGCGCACCGCCGAAGAAGCGCGGGACATCCCAGCCGAGATCAACGTGACCCCGCTGGCCGACAAGCTCGCGGGCGGACTAAGCGAGGCGATCAACAACTAATGAAACCACGCGAGAGAACATCAGGAATTCCGACCCGTCGAAAAGACGTGCACGTCGAGATCGCAAAGCCGAAGCGCAAGCAGGCCGTCGATGAGACGACTTACAGCCGGAACAAACTCGGCATCGCGGTGGACAGTCGCGGGCGATTCATCGGGCGGCGCGACATCGAAAAAGGCGCGGCACATTTCTGGAACTCACGCAGGAGCAAAAACACATGAGCAACGACAACGACACAAAGCAGACAGCAATCATCAATGCAGCCACGGAGCAATTCCGTGCGCTGCTCGAGACCAACTTCCGCAGCATCGCGAAAGCCGCGCAAGACGGATTCATCGAGGACGAGGACCAGACGGAGCCGAAGGCAAAAGCCACGTTCACAGTCGAATGGGACGCGCTCGCGGCGGCTCCCAAGGTCAGCGTCAAAGTCGGCTGGTCGGTCCGGTTCAAGGACGAGAGCGAGACGGAGATCGATCCGCTGCAAAGCAAGCTGGGGCTGGAGGAAATCAAATGAGCAACGAGACCATCGAAGAATACCACGCCAACCCGGCAATCAGTCACTCGAAGCTGGAGTGCTACCGCAGGCGGCCGGCGCTCTACTTCAAGAAATACGTGGCCAAGACTCTGGCGCCACCCGAGGACACCGGCGCTTTCCGACTCGGCTCGGCGGTGCATTGCGCGGTGCTCGAAGAAAAGGAATTCGCCTCGCGCTACATTCTGCGGCCGGATTGCGACCGGCGCACGAAGGAGGGCAAGATCCAGTTCGCCGAGTTCTCGGCTCAGCACGCGGACAAGACCTTGCTCGACGCCGACGAGATGCAGCAGGTCGTGCAGATGCGCGAGGCGGTGGCGGCGCATCCAATCGCGTCACGGCTACTCGCGGAAGGTATGCCGGAGATGACGTGGCGCAAATTGCAACCGAACGCTCTAGGCGCTCTGCAATGTCGGACAGACTGGTTTGCTCCATGCGGCTGCGACATCAGCGAGTTTCACCCTTACGCGCTGGACGTGAAGACGGTCGAAAGCCTCGACTCCGACGCGTTCAGAAACTTCGAGAGGGCTGCGTTTAGCTACGGGTATCATCGGCAGGCGGGATTCTATCTGCCGTTGATCAACGAAATCTTAGGCTATCCAGTCTCGCGGATGTATTACGTCGCGGTGGAAAAGTGCGAGCCTTACGGCGTCGCGGTTTACAAGCTGAGCGACGACGCGATTGCGCGAGGACAGGACGAGAACATCGCGGACCTCGTGCGGCTCAAGCGCAGCCTTGAAACCAACGAGTGGCCGAACATCGAGCCGACGATCCACGAACTGAAACTGCCGGGCTGGTATGCGAAATGAAATCGAACCTCAAATACAACTGGCGCATCATGCTCGTCAGTCCCGAGCATCGAATCACCGCGCACAAGAACTGCACGATTGAGCAGGCGCTGCTCACAGCCGACGAACTCGAAACCGAAGTCGAGTGGCTCGTGACCGGAGTATTCATTTCGCGACAGCCAGAGCCATGAACGACCTACTCATCATCACCACGGTCGCGCTCTGCACCGGGATCGGATACTACGTCGGCCACGCGCTTGGCAAACGCCGAGGCCGCGACGAGCAATGGGTCAGCGACTACCTCGCTTACGAACGCAAAACACAGGCCGGCCGAGACAACCTCGGGCGGTTCAAAAAACGAAAGGCACCTTATGGTAAGATCAAAATCACAGCACCAAAAAACGAATTCTGAGATCGATCGGCGACTGCTCGAAATGCAGTCACCGCGCGAGATCGTCCGAAACCTTCGCGGCGCAACGCTGAGCAATGTCCACGCGAGAGCGCGGCGGCTCGGACTGGCGCTGCACCGCATCACGCCGGCCGAGCGGGACCATCTCGTCTGGCTTAGGAAGGGATCGAAGAAATGAATACCTTCATTTTCGGCGACCCAAAGGGCCAACCGCGGGCGCGAGCCTTCGCCCGCAAGATGGGCGCTAAGCACGTTGCGAGGATGTATGACAGCGACGTGGCCGACGCGTGGAAGCGCGCCGTTGATCTCGGGATCGAGCGCGAGCACAGGGCGAAGCCGTTCGTCTTCGATCCGGTCGGAGCGTTCGAGTGCAAGCTGACGTTTTTCTTCCGCCGCCCTAAAAGCCACTACGGCAAGGGCGGACACGTCAAGGCCAGCGCGTCGGTCTGCCACGTGAGCAAGCCGGACGCGGACAATCTCGCGAAGCTCGTTCTAGACCGCATCACGCGCGGCGGGCGAATCTGGCGGGACGATTCGCAGGTGGCAAAGCTACGCGTTGAGAAGTATTGGGCGATCACCGACGCGAGGATCGGCGTTTACGTGAGCGTCGAGCGATTCGAGGCGAGCGAGGCTTGACGCGGGGATCAGATCGCATAAACAAAAGCAAGGCCGTGAAACGCCTAAGCATGGATCAATCACTAACTTTTCGTCCGTCAGTCTGCGCGAGGCGTGTTCTATCGCCAAGTTTCACCGCGTAGACTGGCGGACGATTTTTTTGATTTATGAGAATACGAACTATCAAACCGGAGTTTTTCACGCATGATCGGCTTTTCGATGCCGAGCATGAAACCAAGCTTCCTTTGCGGCTGGCTTACATCGGGCTATGGTGCGCCGCAGATCGCGAGGGAAGGTTTCGGTGGGAGCCGAGACGACTGAGGGCGCAGATTTTCCCTTACGAGAACATCGACTTTTCACGCGTGCTCGACGCGTTGGTCACGCGTGGCTTCATTGTAAAGTATTGTAAAGCAGGCGTGGACGACGTGTGTTTTGGGTCGATTCCGAGCTGGCACAACCATCAGGTCATAAATAACCGCGAAAGAGCCAGCCAATTACCGGAACCACCTACTGATCAACACTCATTTGACGCGTGCGGCACGCGTGCTCCACGCGTGGATGACGCGGGTCAAGGGGAAGGGAAGGGAAGGGAAGGGAAAGAAGGGAAGGAGGTCGCGGATGTTTCCGCGACCAGCGACGAGGATTGGCTGAACCAACTCGGAACCAATCCGGCTTACAGCCTGATCGACGTTCGCCGCGAGTATTCGAAGATGCAGACGTGGTGCAGCGTGAACCGCAAGATGCCGACACGGCGCCGATTCGTTGCTTGGCTGAACCGCATCGAAAAGCCGATGGACGCAGCGAAAGGAAGCCGAGCGCATGAAAGCATCATCGACCGCTCCTGATCCATTGCCCGCGGAGCGCCGGCTGATCGCGGCGTGCATGGCCGGCGGCGTGCAGACCGTGGCCAGCGCGGTCAACCACGGCATCAGCGCCGAGACCTTCGCCGACCCGATGCTTGGGATTATCTGGCAGGCGCTGGTCGAGACCGCGACCGAGGACAAGGACACGCACGTTTTCAAAGTCGGCCGTCGCGCCTTTGGTTCGGCCATCGATGCCGAGAGCATAGGCCAACTGGCGGAGATAGCCGCACTTGAGCCGACATCGATCTTTGCGAAGCAGCTGACCATCGAAGTCATCGACGCGAACAAGCGCCGCAAGGCCGTCACCAAGCTCGCTCAAGCGCTCGGCGCAGTCACTCCACGCGAGGGCGGCGAGTGGGAAGAGGACTGGTCGGCCGCACGGAAAGCGATCCATGAGGCCGAGCTGGCGGTCTCGATCCAAGGCGCGACCAAGAGCCTTTCGGCAATCGTGGACGAATACATTTACGACGAGATGCACGGCAAGGAGGCCGGGGTCGTCGGGACAGGGATGACGCACTGCGACGAGTATTTCGGGAAGATCCGAGGCGGAGAGGTTTGCGTGATTGCAGGCCGGCCAGGCGTCGGCAAGACCGCGCTCGCGATCCAGATGGCTGACTCAGTTGTGCGCGGCGGCGGCAAGGCCATGATCGTTTCCCTTGAGATGCAGGCGCGGGATTTAGTCGGCCGGCTCGCGAAGCAACGACTGGGGCGAAGCGCCGGCATCGTGCGAGGCTGCACCGCGGCCGAGTATCAATCGGCCAAGACCTCGTGGATTGCGTCGGCGCAGAAGATGAAAGCCGACGAAAAGCGGCTGCACATCTTCGAGGTGCGTCAGGTCAAGTCGGTGTCGGACATCGAGGACCGGGTGGCGATGCTGAAGGCCGCGGATGCTCTGCCACACGTGGTCGTCATCGACTACCTGCAACTGCTGCACGCCGAGGACTCACGCGCACCACGCGAGCAACAGGTGGCGCTCATGTCGCGCCGGATAAAGCTCATGGCGCTCAACTTCAACGTGGCCGTGATTCTGCTCTCGCAGCTTAACCGGGACGCGGAGAAGGACGGCAGCCGGCCGAAGCTCTCGGGCTTGCGCGAGTCAGGCGCAATCGAGCAGGACGCAGATCGGGTCTGGTTGCTCTATCCTGACCCTGACGTGATGGCGGTTCCTGACGCGCCGACGGTGCAGGTCGTCATCGACCAAGCGAAGAATCGAAACGGAGCGGGCGGGATCGCCAAGGTGGTCGAGTTCTTCAAACCCAGCTTTTCATTCCACAAAAAAATATGAGGCTCTACGACGAACAAAATCGGCTGCACGCGGAGGGCGGACCGGCGGTCACCAACCCAGACGGCTCGTGCGTGTGGTATCATCACGGGAAGATTCACCGGCTCGACGGGCCGGCGGTGCGGCTCGTCTCGGCTGACGGCAGCATCGAAGAACAGTTTTGGGTCAATGGGACCGAGATCGTCGCGCCGCAACTTTAACCATGAAACAAACCAAAGAAGAAATCGAAGCGCAGATAATTGCGCTGCTTAAGCAGAGGACTGAGGGTCAGCGCATTCTGCGATCACTGACGCAGGCGCTCGAATCTGTTGAAAAGGAACTCAAGGACCTTTTGCAACAACTCGCCAAACATTCTCAACCATGAAATCAAACACACAAAACATGCGGCGCGGTCCAATGGCCGACGCTTTCGAGTTCTCGACGCGCAAGCCGAGCGACATCAACGAGCATTTGCCGATGCTCTATTTTTTGGCGCAGCAATGCCATCACGTCACCGAATTCGGCGTCAGGACTGGTGAAAGCACGCTGGCGTTTCTTCACGGGCTGCAAGGAAGGCGCGAAGGCACGCTGAGAAGCTACGACATAAACGACCAGTTCGGCGTTTATAAGACGATGGCGCCGCACACGACGGCGGACTGGACGTTTTCGATCTGCTCAACGCTGGCGATCTCGCAGATTGAGCCGACGGACCTGCTCTTCGTCGACACGCTGCACCGCTACGACCAAGTGCGTCAGGAGCTGGCGTTGCACGGAGACGCGGTTCGGCGCTGGATTGCGTTTCACGACACCGAGACGTTCGGCGTGACGGGAGACGACGGTGGCGAGGGCATCAATCGGGCTATTGAGGAGTGGCTGGACGCAAAGCCGGAGTGGCGGATCGTTTACCGGACGCACCGGAACAACGGGCTGACCGTGATTGAGCGTGAGGCCGCAACGCGTTCGTGATTGACACGGAGCGCAATGCGTCAAAAGCGATGCGGCAACACATGACGACGACACAAACACACGACCAAGATCAACGAGAACTTGAGGCGCTGCGCTTCTCTGCACGGGCGGCGCGGGCCATAACGACGCTGGAGATGCAGCGGAAAACGATCACCCGCGAATATGGCGAACGGATCAAAAAGATTCGGGCGCTGATTCTGATCCTGCAACAGCGCGAGAGCATCGGTCAGCTCGGCATCGACGGGATCAACGCGGTTGAGATTTCGCCGGAGCTGAAGAAATTGATCCACAACCCGGTCGGTGACCTGACGTGATCACGGCCACCTACGACCGCGCGGCCAACTTCGAGGCGACCTACGACGGCGCTCGGTCGGACGCGGGACGGCTATCGGCTGAGATCATGGAGCGGCTCGTTGAGCTGCACGAGCTGAGGATGACGAGCGCGGCCGACCTATGCCGCCGGCTCGGGACGCTGGCGGACCTTTCGCCGACGATGTTTCTGGTGACGCTAAGGCTGGGATCGGGCGATGTGTCAGCGGTCAGGCAGAGCTTCGGCGAGATGGCGGCGAAGACCGGGCGGACGAGGCAGGCGCTGCACTACGAATGGGCGCATGAGATCGAGCGGGTCAGGCTGGTGTTCCCGGCGCTTGCTCAGCTCATGACCGACTACCGGCAGGCGACGGACGAGGCCGAGCGGCCGGACAAGGACCTGGCGCCGTGAACTACGTTGACCAGATCAAAGCCGAGCAGGACCGAGGCCGGACCGGGAAACCGCGGTTCGCATCGTGCTCTGGGTG